TCGGCAACAACATCGTGCTCGCGAAGGCAAGCGAAATCCTGTTCGCCGACGACGGCGGTGTGACGCTCGACGCGAGCCGCGAAGCGTCGCTGCAAATGGACAGCGCGCCCGTCGCTGGCGCTACGGAACTGGTGTCGCTGTGGCAAAGCGGCTTCATCGCCCTGAAGGCCGAGCGCTTCATCAACTGGAAGCGCCGCCGGCTCGAAGGTGTTCAGTACATTTCCGGGGCAGCCTACGGCGACGCGGCGACCGACCGCAAGTAAGCGGAGAACATCATGCAAATCTATGAGGTAACCGAGGCGTTCCCCTATGCAGGGTGCACGCGGCACGTCGGCGAGCGAATCGAGATCAGCGATCCGAAGCATGCCCAACTGCTGATCCTGCTCCGGAAGGTCCGCGAGCCGACGGCGAAACGTTCCACGTACAAGCGCCGCGACATGCGGCCGGAGGGCTGATGCGGCTCCTCTCGTGGATGCGGAAAGCCGCCCCGCCGCTTCCGGTTGGAGGCGGCGGGGCGATTGCCGGTGTCGTGCGCGAGCCGTTCGCGGGCGCGTGGCAGGCCAGCATGGGCGTTGATGGCCGCCACGACCTGCTCGCGTTCTCGGCCGTGTACGCGTGCGTGGATCGCATCGCCTCGGACATTTCGAAACTCGGCATCCGGTACGTGAAGCAGATCGGCAATATCTGGCAGGACACCAGTGCGCCCCGCTTCACGGGGCCGCTGCGCCGGCCGAATCCGTACCAAAATCGAATTCA